GGTTCTATCCGTCAATCGATAGCGACCTATTTAACCGCTACATTTTGGTAGACCCAGCAGGAGAAAAAAAGAAAGGCTCCGACTACACCTCAATGGTGGTGATTGGGCTTGGCCCGGACAGGAATTATTATCTCATTGACGGCATACGCGACCGCCTTAATTTGACGGAGCGAACTAAGAAGCTGTTCGAGTTTCACAAAAAGTATCGCCCGCTGGCTGTTGGCTACGAGAAATACGGCAAGGACTCGGACATCGAGCATATTGAGGATAAGCAGCATCAGGAGACATACCATTTTGACATCACGCCGCTTGGTGGGCCGATGTCGAAGTTTGACCGTATCCGCAAACTGATTCCCATATTTGAGACCGGGCGGTTTTGGATGCCGCACCACCTGCCGTTTATGTTGCACGATGGGAAGATGGCTGACTATGTAAAGCTCTTCGTCGACGAGGAATACATATGTTTCCCGGTCTGCATCCATGATGACATGCTCGACAACATCGCACGCATAGTTGACCCGGATCTAGGCGCGGAATTCCCGGACCCTGACGTAAGGGGCGGTTTTTACGATGAGTTAAACAGGGGGCAGGAAGCATACGACCCGTTCGAAAACCTATAGGAGGAACCATGGGCGGATCGCCAGACACACCGGAACAATCCGATCCTGAATTGGAAGAGAAGAAAGCGAAGCGCAAAGCACTGGCGTTGTCTCAGGCGTATGAAGCGAAGACCGCCGCTCTCGGTATGGGCAGCACGCAGCTTTACGGCAAGAAGAGCAAGGGGCAGCAAAAAAAGGCGGCGCTTGACGGTCTGAAAACCCATGTGCCTGCAACCGGAGACCGCGAGACGGCCGATGAGGTTTACAAACAGGCGACAGGCAACGCACGCAGCAGAATGGCCACGGAAATGGAATACACGCGACGCAAGCGCAATTCGAAGGCGTTGGAGGCCGGATGATTACAAGCGAGAAACTACGCCGGCTTAAGCGGCGGTACAAGCTCAAACGCGACAGCGATGACGCCGATTGGCATTCGCACTGGAAAGACCTTGCAGACTTCATCCTGCCGCGCCATGGGCGGTTTGTCGATAAGCACACGCAGGCAGGCAAGGGCGACAAGTACAAGCACAGCAAAATCATTAACGGTACCGCCTCACGCGCCGTATCGATTGCCGTTTCAGGTCTCAAAGGTGGATTGGTACCGCACTCACTCCCGTGGCTGAAGCTGAGCCTGTGGGACGAGGATATGAACGATTGGGAGCCCGCCAAGTTGTGGCTCCACGATGTTCAGCAGGTGATGTACGGGGTGTTTACGCGGTCAAACTTCTACAGTGCCGTGCATACGCCGTTTTTAGAGCAGGTAGTGTTCGGCACCGGACCTTTTGCCGTCTACGAAGATCCTAAGAAGATGATCCGCTGTGTACCTTGGACGGTCGGCAGCTACACGCTGGCCACAGACCATGCAGGGAGTGTTGACACGGGCTTCAGGTGGTACTGGATGACCGCAAGGACGGTAGCGGAACAGTTCGGGCTTAACAACTGCTCTCCGCATACGCGCAACCTTGCAGAAAAGAATCCAGACGCGCAGGTGCGAGTAATTAACGCCGTCTTTCCGCGCAAGGACTACGACCCCAACAAAGCCGGGTCTGACAACATGCCTTGGGCCTCGGTCTATTGGGAGGACGGGGCTCCGGAGGACTCGTTTCTAAAAGAGAGCGGGTTCAATACCCAGCCTGCCATGTTCCCGCGTTGGGAGGTGGTGGGAGAAGACGCTTACGGCTCTAATTGCCCCGGCATGGAGATGTTGGGCGATATAAAGATGCTGCAGAAGTTGGAGCGTGACAAGCTCGCGTCGATTGACAAGGTTGTCAACCCACCGATGAACATACCATCGAGCTTTAAAGGCAGGCTGTCGCTGCTCCCAAATGCGCAGAACTATGTCAACGCCAAGGAAAACGAAATTATACGGTCGACCGTGCAGATTACGCCGGACATTGGCGCGGTCGCTTCCGAAATACGCGAGGTAGAAAACAGGATAAGGCAGGGATTTTTCAACGATCTGTTCCTGATGATCCTCGAAGACAAAAACATGACAGCCACGGAGGTGGCGCGAAGGCATGAAGAAAAGCTCGCCATTCTCGGGCCTGTCCTAGAGCGGCAGAACAGCGAGTTCCTTTCACCTCTGGTAGACCGCGTGTTCGATATTTTAATGCGTAACGGCCGCCTGCCGGAGCCTCCGAGGGAGATACAGGGGCAGGAAATCAAGGTTGAATACACGTCTTTGCTCGCCCAGGCGCAGAAAGCAGTCGGAACGCAAGCGATAGAGAGGACGGCCATGTTTGCCGGGAACCTTGCGAATTTCAATCCGGAAGTTCTCGACCGCGTTAATTTTGATGCCATGCTGGAAGAATACGCCGACCTTGCTGGGGCTGACCCGAAGATGCTACGGAGCGACGACGAAGCGGCAGAGATGCGGCAGCAACGCAAGCAAGCGCAGGCTCAACAAATGATGATGGAGCAGGCGTCACAGGCGGCAAAAGCGGCGAAGGATTTAGGGCAAACCCCTACCGGAGAAGACACGGCATTAAACGGTCTGTTGGACAAATTGCCAGCAGTATAAGGAGAAGACATGCAACCGAATGGCTCGATATCCGCAGGGGCAGGCGGCTTCCTCGTAACACCTGCCGACGACACCGACCTTCCTAGGCCTGCAAGATCGCTATGGGTAGGAGGTTACGGGACGGTAAAGATTACCACGATCTTGGGCGACACCTTTGTTTGGCCTGCAACCGATGGGTATATCAGCATGGAAGTAACGCGAGTGTGGTCAACAGGCACAACCGCGACTGATATTGTGGCACTTTACTGATGGATAAGGACGCCATCCGCAGGATGCGTGAGGATTACCGACGCACATTTCTTGCCACACCGCACGGGCAAAGAGTACTTGAAGACCTGCTTCGTGAGTGCGGCGTATTTGAGCCGAGCATGACCGGCAACAGCCAGACGTTTTACAATGAGGGGATGCGCGCTATCGGGTTGAAGATCCTCAACGCACTGGACAAACGAAGCTATCAAGGCTTGCTTGAGTTGGAGCAACGCGGCCTTGAATTGACACAGATATCCATGGAGGACTAATGAGCGAAGAATCAGCACTTGACACCGGAACCGACCAGGGAACGGAAGCGACAGAGGTTAGCCAAGAGCAGGGAGGCGAAAACCAAAGTCATTGGGCAGACGCATTGCCGGAAGAATACCGCGAGTCGATGAAGGGCTACGACTCGTTTGAGGCATTGCAGGACGCCTTGAAAGGCCCGCAAGCCCCGGAGGAATACACGGCCCCCGAAGGTGTGGAAATTGATAGCACCACTTTTGAAGCCTTCGCGCCAGTTGCGAAAGAGGCCGGATTGACCCAAGAACAGGTGAATGCGCTCGTTAAGTTCGACGTGGAGCGGATGGGCAACCTGCCGGAGAAATTGCGGGAACAAGCCGATGCACAGATGCAAGAAGGGCTCAAGCAGATGGCGTCGGAGATGGGCAAAGAGAAGTACGATGAGGCCCTGCGGCTTGCCAACCAGACGTTGAAAACTTTTGCGGATGAGGAAGTTGGTAAGTGGCTTGATGAGTCTGGCATGGGGAATTCTCCCGTTTTGGTCAAGCTATTGTCAAAAATCGGCGAGAAGCTCTCTGAGGACAGTCCGCAGGGAGGCGTCGGCGGGGGCGAGAAGACCCCAGAACACATTTTGTATCCGGACATGAACTGATAACGAACATGGACCGTCGAGAGACAGGGCCGCACATATATTCACTGTCGTGATGGCAGAGAGAAAGGTAAAACATGAGCACACTTGCAACTACTCACCCGACGCTGCTTGACATAACCAAGCGGCTGGACCCCAACGGCAAAATTGACACTATTGCCGAAATGTTGAACCAGACCAACGAAATTTTGCAGGATATGGTCTGGCTTGAAGGCAACCTCCCAACCGGCCATCGGACCACCATCCGCACCGGTCTTCCGACTCCGACCTGGCGTAAGCTGTACGGTGGCGTGCAGCCGACAAAATCGACCACCGCGCAGATTACCGACACCTGCGGTATGCTCGAAGCTTATGCCGAAGTTGACAAGGCTCTTGCCGATCTGAACGGGAACACCGCATCATTCCGGCTGTCTGAGGACCGCGCCCACATCGAGGGGATGAATAACGAGTTTTCTTCCACCCTCTTTTACGGCAATGAGTCCACCGAACCCGAAGCCTTTACGGGCTTCTCCCCGCGGTTCAACGATCAGAGCGCACAAAACGGCGACAACATCCTGACCTCTGCCGCCACCCCTGACGGCTCCGATAACACTTCTATCTGGCTTGTCGTTTGGGGCCCGAACACCATACACGGCATTTATCCCAAAGGCTCCAAGGCAGGTCTGCAACATGAGGACAAGGGGCAGGTTACCATCGAGGACGTTGACGGCAGCGGGGGGCGCATGGAAGCCTACCGCAGCCATTACCGTTGGGACTGCGGCTTGACTGTGCGGGACTGGCGGTATGTGTGCCGTATCAACATTGACCAGGAAGACCTGGTTAAAAACGCCTCTTCCGGCCCCGACCTCATCGACCTGATGACCCAGGCTGTGGAAATTATCCCCTCGCTGTCCATGGGCCGTCCTGCCTTCTACTGTAATCGCACCGTCAAAAGTTTCCTGCGGCGTCAGATCATGAACAAAGTGGCATCGTCTACGCTGACCATGGAGCAGGTAGCAGGCAAGCATGTCACCATGTTCGACGGCATCCCGGTACGACGCTGTGACGCCATTCTGAACACCGAATCCGGCATTTAAGATAAAGGAGCAAATATGATTCTCGACGAACGCAACGAATTTTGCGATGCCACCGCCCTCAATACGGGGGCGGCTGGCTCGTATCTGATCGGCGATGTCATTGACATGACCGCTGTCCCTGGCAACCCCGGCGTTGGGGAAGACCTGTATCTTGTCATCGAGGTTGACACCGATGTCGATTCCGCTGGCGATGGCGTTACCGTGCAGTTCCATCTGTGTTCCGACGCCCAGGCCGCTATTGCCGCAGACGGCAGCGCAACGTACCATTTCAGCACCTCAGCCATTGCGCAGGCCACTTTGGTCGAAGGGTATCAGGTATGCGCCGTGAAACTTCCTCAAGGCACTTACGAGCGGTATCTCGGCGTTTTGCAGACCACTGCGGTTGAAGCCGTTACAGCTGGCAAGGTCAATGCTTTCCTGACCAGTGACGTGCCGTACAACGTCGCCTATCCTGACGCTCTGTAAGGGGTGACATATGCGCGTAAGAGCTAAGGTAATGTGCTTTATCGGCGGGGCGCGTCGCAGGCCGGGAGAAGAGTTCGACATCCTCGGCAAGAAGTGCCCCGCATGTTGCGAACCCGCCAAAACCAAGAAGAAGGAAAATAAGCCAGACAAACAGCCGGAAACCCTGACAGACCTTGGTGACGGCATCCGTTAACCCACAATGGGGAGGCTTCGGCCTCCCCTTTTCGGTGATACATGGCCAGTGACGTACAAATTTGCAATCTAGCATTAGGCATGATGGGCGGCGGCAGAATTGCAACCATGGATGATGCCAGCGCAGAAGGAAGAGCGTGTAAGGCCATATATA